CCTAGTTCTGCTAATCTTCCTGCTGTGACATTTGTGTTTGTTGCCATTTTTTTGGGTTTCTCCTGTGTTTAGTTTGGTTTGTCTCGTCTTTTCCTTGACTTACCCGGAATCCGAGTAAAAAAATTTAAAAAATAAAAATAAATAAATTAAATCAGCTTACGCTGAAATTTCTGTAATACTTGAACAAAAGCCTGTAGACTTGATTAAGAAACATTCATACACTTTTAACATAAATTTCTCTGAATCATTAGTTTTAGCTAAATCTTCGTATGTTAAATCTTGTAGAACTCTCATCTCAACAACACTCATATCCAAAAAGTAAATTGCTTTGCTTCCTGAAACATTTGATAAGTACATTGAAGGTATAACTGGAACTTTTCCTACCATTGTATTTAATACAATAGTTGAGAATCCCCAGAATACTTGTTCTTCTGATTTCATGTAACCAATCTTAGCTGTTAATAATCCTAATAAGTCTGAGAAGACATTACTTGAACATACTGCTAAATTAGGTCTACCACCATCATCAAATGCATATTGTATTGCTGTGTCAATATCTTCTAAGCTCATGGCTGAAGTGTTCTTGTCGACTGTGTTTGTAGTAGACATTAACTTTACAATTCCTGAGAATTGTGTAGCGTCTGTACTTGCATCACCGTTAACAATTAAAGATTCTTCCTTTTCTCTAATTTCCCTAGTCTTCACAAGTACTTCCATTTGTTTAGCGTTTGTAGCGTTCTGGTCGTTAAATGCACCAGTAGCTCCTCCTGCAGATGTTAAACCTCCAAGTGACCATGATGGCATTGCCGCGATAGCTGGACCTGTTACTCTTCCAACCGCATACAAAAACTTGATTAAAGTGCTTGCTCTGTCATAAGTAGTATTAGTTTCAGTTAGAGCCGCATCTTCAACTGCTGTAATTGCTCCGCCTTTTGCTGTGATTATATTGTAATCAGCATACATACCTTGGTTTGTAACTCTTGGAACAAGTTCGACTAAGGGTGTATATTTTCTAGTTTGGTCAACCACTCGTGGGTCTACAAAGATAGGCACCATAGTATATCCTGCAGTTCCAGAACCACCAGCTGTTGTTGCTAATGCTTTCATTGCTATCATGTTATGTTGTTCTCTTAAAGCTCCAAGTTCAATTGAACCACTATACTCTACACCTTTCATTACGAACTTACCCGGATTACTATAAATAGTATGATTGGGTGTGTTCAAAAAAGTTACTCCGTAATTTCCTGACATTTTTCTTGTTTTTTCCTCCTGTTATATTCTATTTAATTAAACTAAGTTGGTCTATAGATTCTTCTATCGACTTCACTTCTGGTTTAATCGTTACTGGACTCTTAAATACTTCTTTTTCACTAAGCGCTTTTAAATCAGCAGCTTGTTTTGCTATAGTTTCATTTTGTTTTTCAACCATAGATTTAAGTTCAGTGACTATTTCTTCGTTAATTTTAGAATCCTCAACAGGTTCTTCAGTTTTTGGTTCCTCAACCTTAACTTCTTCAACCTTAACTTCTTCAACTTTAGGTTCTTCCTTAACTTCTTCTACCAGTTGAGATTCTTCAACGTTTGTTTCTTCTACCATGTTTTTTCCCTCCATTATGTTATTTAATATTCTTCTTGGAACCACGACTTGGTCTCCTATTGTTTCTGAGTCACTAATTGATTTTAACATTACCGTTTTCATTCCAAATTCTGTAACTCTTGCACCTTGATTAACAGGTGCACCAGTAAATGCTACATTTAATAATTTTAATTCATCAATAAGTCTTACTGTTACATCGCCGATTGCTTTTGTAACTGTTTTTAATGGTTGAAATGCAATTGAAAAGGCATTGACAAATCCATCTTTAATACTTCCCCATAATGCTTTAAATTTTGGTGAATTTTTATTTAATATAGCCTTAATCCATAACCCTCTGTCGTCCACCTTTGCATCAACTATTTTTGCTGCAGGAAGTATAGAATTGTCATCTCTCCATGCCTCGTGTTCATAATCTATTGTAATAACAGATTCTTTAATTTGTTTTAACATTGATTCCATTGCCTTCACTGTAACTATATCATCATACAAATCAACTTCAGGAACAGAAATATATCCAGTTACAAATGCTTCCTTTTCACCTTTTAATTCTGCTGTAGAAAATGTTAATGTGTCTGTTGTAAACTTATAACCTGCTTGATTATCCATCACTGCACGTAATTCTTGTATTGCTTCCATATTAAAATATTAGATTTATTGTTTTTAAAACCATTATTAATTTGTGTTTGTATGCTCATACCATTCCATACACCAAGAAATAATATTGGCTGACGAGGTTTCATTTGTTATTCTAAAAAGATATGTTTTATTTTGTTTTAAAATTATTTCCCTATTTCTTGTTACAATTCCAACTTTTTTATTAGCACCTTTAGATTGTTTGTAAATTTCCGTACCTGTATCAGTAAAAGTATCACCGATTCTAATTGTTAATCCAGTAGTATTTGCACTATTTCTATTGTTGTTATAAGATAAAACAGCTGTTCCTGGTGTATCAACAACAGCTGTTTCAAATATACTCATAGAAACAGCTCCAGAACCTTCAATGTTAAATACCATGTGTGACCATTCTGTTGTGTTAGGTGTAACTACAGTAAAATCTACAACCTCCGCATTTGAAAACGATTGATAATCACAAATAAAGAAATGAGTTCCTTCATGAATTTCATGATGTTCACGTTCTACAATTTCTAATGCATTTGTTGTTAAATCAACAGATATAGCATTACCTAAAGAATCAATTTGTGTAACTCTTCTAGCTTCTGATGCATTTTGATAAGTTCGTTGGTCCTGTTCTTGTTTACCTATTTTAGCATTATATGTCATAGTTTAGTTCCTCTAATATATTTTCCACAGGTTCTTCATAGTTATCAAAATTTAAAACCTTAACAAGATTCTTTTTATCTGTTAAATATCTCTCAATAAAAACAATGTTTTCTTCATCGTTTTCATGTTTATACTTTACACATCTTAAAACAATTGGACCGTTGTTATGTGTAATAAATTCAAAACTGTCAGAGTGTTCCTTAACAAAAATCATATTCTCTAAAAAGAACCTTAAATGGAAGTCTTCCCACTCAAAATTTACTATCATTAATCAACCCTCACAAATCTAATCACAGTTCTGCAGTTTATGTGAAATGGGGGATATAATGCTTTATATGTTTTATTCTCTACAGTAACCGTAAAGTCCTCATCTAAAGGTATTGCTTCTTCTTTAGTGCCATATTTTTTATTTTCATGTTTACAAATATTAGATGTTCTATCATCCATTGTAATGTCTAAATATTTTTTAAGAATTATACCGGCATCCTTAGCTTGCTGAGCACCTGAAAATGCTCCAGCATTGTTTGCTCTTAACTTTTCTGTTCTCATTACTGTCTTTAATCTATTTGAATATGTTGTATCTTTAAAAACATCCTTAACTCTTTGTTTTAGTTTATCTGGTTTTTCCTTATTTAAGATTCCCCGCTGTAATTCCTGTCTTAACTGGTTGCCAACTTCATCTGTATGAGATTGTAAATTTTGAAAAACATATTCATTTAAAAAAGAAATTTCATTTTCATTGGGTATAAAGTTTATACTTGGATTAAGTTGTGTTTCAACCTTATCCATAGACCTTATAAATTGTTCTCTAAGGAAATCATTTAATTTAGGTTGAAAAGGTTTGATAGACATAATATCCATAAATCTAGATATTATAACATCAATTATACTTTTAGTATCTAAGTTCTGCATCTGATAAATTCCCCACTGCTTTACTTATATCCTCACCAATAGTGTCAATATAATTGTCAATTTCGGTAAGAGGATTAGGAACGGCTTTTGTTTCTGTTAGTTTTAACATTTCTTTTATTTCATTTAGTTCTTCATCAGATACATCTTCTGGACTCCATTCTTCTGAATGTTCATTCCATGACATTTCATTTAATTTTTTATCTAATTCTAAATCTTGTCCCATTGTATATTCTCCCTTGATGATTTAATAACATCTATATTATTAAACTTATCCCTTAATTTATTAATTGTATTTCTTACACTTGGTTCAGCTTCTGCAATCATCTTATAATGTGTATATCTTCCATTAGTTTTAAATCTTTCAAATGCATTATATATTGCTGATTCAACATCAGAATCAACATAAATAGCTTGTGCTGTATATCCAGCTTCTTTAAAATATTCTACCTTTTTTAATGAATTTTCTGCATTTGATAATGTGCCATCAAATATAACATTTGCTTTTTGGTCAATGGCTAATCTCATAATCTTTTTACTTAATGTGCTACTTTCCTCATGTACAATTGTTGCACCCATTCCACCGTCATATTCTGGAAGTTTTGTTTTTATATCGTCTGAATTTATTATCATATATGTTTTTCCTGTCTCATTATGAATAGCTGTTAATCCATCGTCAGAATATTTAAACATTTTTTTAGTATTAAAGGTTTTTCCAGAACCCGGGATTCCTGCCATGAATATAACATCTGGATTGCTGGATTTTGCTTTATTAATGTTTTTTAAATAATCTACATATATTTCTTTATGAACTGTTTCTACTCTTTTTTTGTTCCATATACCATCTTTTGAATGTAATCCAAGAGTATCTTTTCCAGCAAGCATTTTCTCCCACACTTTATTTAATTTAATTTTTTTATTTTCTGGTATTTTTGATAATGCTAAATCGATATATCCCCTATTTAATTTTACACTATCCTTTGATTGTTTTTTTATTTCTTCTCTAGTATAAATCTTTTCGTCCCATGGACCCCAATGCCCTGTTTCAATAATCTTTTTATTCATTTCTTCGGCAGTATATTTTTTAGTATTGGTTATTTGGCCTATTTTATAATATTTTTCTTTTCTCATAATAATTGTTTTATTATTAGAATAATCAAACACTACATCACCATGTTCTAACCATGAATGCCCATGTTTTATACCCATAATATTACCTTGACCAATAGCAGTTCCATGTATTAGTTTCCATCCAGATGCCTCTCCATCACTTAATAAATCTAATAACTTTCCTCCAGAACATTCATAACAATCCCCAAGTTTTTTTTTATTTCTTATATTTCTTGTAAGTTCTTTACGTCCAGAGCTTTTCCGTTTTTTTTTGTCCTTAGCTCCTTTAGTTCTTGATTTTTCTTCAGGTTTTTTATTAAAAATAGCATTATCGTCATAATCGTCTTCACCGTTTTCCCTTTCAAAACGTTCTATTTCTTTTTCCTCTTGTTTCTCCAATTCTCCCTCTAATTCTGTTAAGTCAATTCCTAACTCCTTAGCTACCATCATTGGGGTTTTAACTCCCATCCTTATTTCCTGTTCTAACAATGTATGCTTTGCCGTATCTTCTTGAACATCGTATCTATCGAAAACAAATTCAAGAGGTACATCTGAAGGTTCTGTATTGTCAAAAAACTCTGTAAGCAATTGTGTATTAAAATGATATTCTATAACATCAAATAATGGTTTAGTTGCTTTTCGCTTAAACGTAGCTATTTGATTCTCTCCATCACTTTTATTAGAATCCTCAGTGAATCCCATTTCATCAGCATTAACTCCAAAACACATCCACATAACTTTAGTAAACCATTTTTGTTGAGCTAAAACCTCCATGTCCTTTGCAGAAATTGTAAACGGTGTAAACTCTACCGGAACAGTAGAAATTGGGTGCTTATAGAACCTTTTCCTTTTGTTACCTAAACTGTCTGTAAATTTGAATTGGCTTTCCATGTTCTCTCTAAACTGTTTAACATGGTCCTGTGAACCACCAAGTAATTGAATTGCTCCATCTGGCATATTATTATTAGTATAGAAATCTAAATTAAAATCTGCTCCATATATTAAGTTAAGTATAATCTCTGTTAATCTTCCAATCGGAGAAGTTCCATAAATTGAATCCCCCCTTGGCATTTGCATCATATAAATTATTTCCCTCTTTCCAAACGGTACAGGCATTGACCCCGCTGTCCAGCCATATTGAAAATATGCTGCTTGTTCTTTATATAATAAAGAATATTGTTTCATAATTTGTTGTTGTGATACTGTTGGAGTTCCACCAAAATCAATTGCCACTCCAGAAAATCCGTCAGGTAATGGTAATACAAAATCTGCTCTATTTCCTAAATATCCATAAATATCTGTGTTCTTTAAAAATAATGAACCGTCTCTGGCAAACATTTGTTTCATCTTTCCCAAATGATTAAACACCTTAACAAGGACTCCGGAATCAGTTTCCAACAAATCAGTTACAAGTTGTCTTAAAATATGTTGTAGAGATTCATCGTTGCCGTTTGGGTTTTTTAGAAATTTAGTAATCTCTTTGATTTTATCAGAATAATCTGTTCCTTCGTCTTGAAATTCCTCCTTAACTCTAACTTCCCACGGATTGGATGTAACCTCATCGCATAAAGTTTTAATTACAGAGAATATATAAGGGTTTTGAGCTAATTTCTTAAATTGTGGTGTATTGTCTTTACGAGGCATTCCATAGGGAGGCTTATACAAGAAATCAGGAATATATGCTTTAAATATATCATCGTCTTTACGAACACCAACTAACCCGGCTTGTTCATTTTGATTAGCTTGCTCAGTTGATAATGCTTTCATTCCAATTGTTTTTTTAAAGTAATTTACGATTCCCATTTTAAGACTAAAATAAATAAAAAATATAATTTATAAAACCATCAACTATTTTAAGATTTTTATCAAATTCTCTAAATCACTATTAACTTCCTTTGCTTGTGTTGTTATGTAATCAATTTGTGTGATTAAAGCCTTTTTTAAATCTAAATCCTGAATACGTTTACTAAGAGTTTCCATTGAAATCTTAAACGGTTTATTGCCTTTGTCGATTGCTTTCTTACATGCTACTACTATCTTTTCATCTATATCTTGTAAATCTTTTATAGGTTCTAAACGTTTATTAAAGTCTATAAGTTTCTTTTCACCAGCTGTCTTTTCAGCTTCCATGAAATTCTTTAATAACTCTATATGTTGTTTTTCAATTGTTTGAGTAACAACCGACTTAAATGTCCCAATGTTTTTTCTTTCTCCGTCTAATGGAATAAAAACATCATTAGATTCATCAACAGTTACAATTAAATTTCCACCATCATCTAACTTAAATTCTTTTGTCATAATATTATACCTCCTTTTAACTTTTTAAAATGTTCTTTTTCTTTCTTTTTCATTAAATCCCATAAGAAAAGTTTAGGCTTAAATTCAACCTTAAAAACCCTCCCACACCTACTACAAATAAATATTAATATGTTATCGTATATAATTTTTACACGGTATTTGCCTATAGACCTTGGCACTCTTATCTTATGTCCTCCCGCATATCTTTCACAATATGGACATTGGAAATACTTTTCGTGTGTTGTTTTGTTAACCATTTTAACCAAAATCGAAGTAAACTCCTCCTTTATTTATTAATTCTAACGCATAACCTAAAGCTATTGGAATATCTGGGTGAACACTTGCTTCAACCATTTTACCCTCACTTAATGCAAAACTTGTACATTCCGATAATAATCTGTCAGCAATTGCTTTATCTTTTTCTGTTTTATATGGTATAACTAATTTATTGTTTTCAAATGCTGTTCCTAATCTCATAATAAGATTAATCTTTCCAACTGTATGACGTTTCTCACTCCAATCGTAATCAGGTTTCTT